AAAATTCAACCCATTCAACAGGGATATATCGTGGAACAACTTTTGTTTTAAGGTGGCCGGCCAACATCTTCAAAGACGGTTCGAGAATACCCATACGCGTATCGTCGTCATACTTCTCTTCATATATAAAGTCGATAAGATGGACTTTATCGTTAAACGCGCTCGCACCAATATACGAAACGTGTGTGAGTTTTTTAGGATTACACTTATCAGGGAACGTGTGTCCGGGCTTAATACCCCAAACATTTGTTTGACAGGACCCAAAACTCGAAAAAATCCCGTCGAGGTGTTGTAGTCTGTCGAGTGTAACCGTTTGTTTTGTAAGTTCGTAAAGGAGAGACATTTTAGTTTAGTATTATAACTGATCGATATCACTTAAGTCTTCATTAAACATTAAAATTTCTTTGGCGACAATTTGATAAAATGCAATCTTATACGCGAGAAACCCAAACAGTGTTGCGCCCATATTAAATTCAAATGGTACATCGGCCGAATTCCACATGGATTCAGCTAATGCGAGACACGTCGGTACGAGTAACCGTTTATTTAATCCCGATATTTTTTCAATATTATCTACATACGATGTAAGCGAATCTACATATATATACGAAGCGATTGTACCCAGACTTGCGGATACACCGTCTAAAGGTGTGTGAAAAATAAAGTGGTACGTTGATATGGCGGCACCGTATTGAAGCGTGGATTTTTTTAATTTAGATTTTATTTTTTCGTATTCGGTTAATCCTTCTTTACGTTTAATTGGGCATGTTATTTTGAGCGTGTTTATACAAATCATATTACATTCTATATTCTATCTTCTTTAATATTTTTGCATCTTTCAATGGATTCGTGTAAACGAACCTGTAATTCCACGAGTTTATCGTTATGAACAAATTCATCGGAATCGTCAAACGTACTTTTTTCCCGAAGTTTTGAAATCATTAATTCGAGTGCATACTTCTTAATTTCACAACTTTCATAGTCTTCGTATGCACAATCACGGAGTTCCGTATAATTCTCGCCATCTATCGATAAGCTTATTGAGTCTTTCAGATTTCTGTGCCATATTGTGTTTTCGTTTCGTGGGTGCCCCCGGACACACCGAATCACGCGATTCGTACCTGTTAAGTTTGTCCCATACGAGTATCTGTACGTCGTTGGGAAGAGTATTTGTCGCTTGACAAAATGCGAGTTTGTATTCATACGTGTGAAGCGCGATGTAGTCATCCATTTATATTTATATTTTTAGTATTTTGTTTTATACTTAGGTTCATTCATATCCTCTAAAATAATTGTTTCGTTTGCCTCATTTTTTGATATAATGTATTTTTTCTTCGGGGTTTTTTCTTCGTTTGGTTTTTGTTTTATTTGTGGGTAAATTAAATTACATACACTGGAATAGAATGTAAACATGTTATTTTTTACGATTATTTTTTTATACTATACATACAAGATGGTATCACTCCAGGAATTACCGAAAAGAGTCCAGTACATTATCATAGATTCACAATTTGTAAACGGTTCGAATAATACGTTTTCTGTGGATCTTACACTGGAATCAAATTTACACCTCGAGGAAATGTCACAGGTATGTGGCGTGAAACTCGTAGATTTCTACATTACACAAGTTGGTGAAGATGATCAGGATTCGACGCAGACATATAATATAGCAAAATACGTCGATATCATATGTCCGGATATACCAAAACGTGCGCAAATTCTTGACGAACGTAAAGGACAGGTTTTTGCACGTATCCCTTTAGAAAGACACTATTCTGGAAATGCAGTTACCGTTTTAAGAGATAAACAATGGAAATCGTTTCAGAGACAAACTGAACTATTTAACCCTATATCCATACAAAAACTTAATTTTAACATATATGAGTTTCAGGATGATTTTGAATATGTTACATTACAACCGGATGCGTCTTGGTTTATGGTACTTGAAATAACGACCATAGACGTCAAAGAAAAACCGGTAAACCGCGAAGTTCAGATACTCGAGGCACTACACAAACTTATCGGGAAGATTGAAGATCTTAACGTAAATGTTAAAAAACTTCCAGATAAGGAGGATATCGAAAAAATGGAAAAGGAAAAGGAAAAAAAGAAAAAATATCCATTGAGCTATTTACTTTTATTTATAAGTTTGCTTATAGGTGGATTTTACTTTATAAAAAACAAAATTAAACCACCAGCTCTACCAATGGGTCTACCAATGGGTCTACCAATGGGTCTACGACCTGTTATACGACCGCCTTTTTAACGACTCGTCTGACTATTTTCTTCTTTGGGGCCTCGACTGAAGTCTCTTCTGGAGTTTCGACTGGTTCAGCGACCGGTTCAGCGACTGGTTCAGCGACTGGTTCAGCGACTGGTTCAGCGACTGGTTCAGCGACTGGTTCAGCGACTGGTTCAGCGACTGGCGCCTGTTGTTCAATAACATCTAGTATCTGTCTGATAATACCATACATAGTTTCCTTGTTAATTTTTGGTCGCTGGAGTGCAGCATCAATTTGTTTTCTGATAGAGTCCATCGCGTAATATATATAAAAGAAATATTATCTTTATATTAAATGTTATTCATTGGTCCTACACTTTTATCGGGTATAGGACAACACTGTAAAAAATATATGGACCTTTTTCCCAGGAGTAAATATATAGAAATTCAGGAAGAAATACCAGAGTCCGAAAAGGCGTTCATTTTTGCGTTACCTATACCTCACTGGCTGAATAAAATACCCGAGATTAAAAGGAAAATCAAAGATGTCATATGTATGACCGTCTGTGAAACTGAAACGGTCCACGAAGATTACGGTAAACTCTTTGCATTATTTGATAAAATTGCAGTACCGAGCGAATTTTGTCGTCGTGTGTTTTCACGTCAGTTTCCCGATATTAAGTTTTATATTATACATGTACATATACCAGATAAAAGACCATATACATTTTATCATATAGGTAATGTATACGATCCACGTAAAAATTTTAATAAAATTTTAGAAACGTTTGTTCGTATGAATAAACACGATGCACGTCTGGTTATCAAAGCGACGTGTAAAGAACCAGTATTAGCACGTATACCAAATGTTGAAATCATAAATGGGTTACTATCGGACGAAGAGATGGAAAATATACACGCGCGATGTGATTGTTACGTAAGTTTTTCGAGTTCCGAAGGTGTTGGTATGGGTGCGGTCGAAGCTGCATTACGAAACAAACCCGTTATAATAACAGATTACGGGGGTGCACCCGAATATATTGAAACACCATATACGATAAAGTGTGGTCTCCAATATTTAGTCAAGGACGATTTTCTATTTAAGGCGGGTATGCAATGGGGGAAACCCGACGAGGACCAACTTCGTGAATTTATGGAAGATGCATATACCAAGAAACTGCGGTATATGGATCACCCGAGGACGCGTGTGTTGACGAGTAGAGAAAGTGTATTACATGAATTCATCGGTGATGTAATTAGTGAGGAAGCTAATGATACCAGTTAAAATGGCTCCTGACATGAGAGATCCTCTTTGTGCAATGAGCATGGCAATGATATCATCGATAAATTTAATATTCGTTGGCTTCTTAATAAGTTCCGGTACGATTTTTGAAATTGCAAGATAAAGTGCCATTGCTATTATGACGGGTCTAAGTGTTTCCTGATCTAACATTTATAATAATGGAATATTTATTTTTGGCTTCGTTCCCAACACATCATTGTCATCAATTTTGTGTTTTTTACAATAACACCCGCATACCGCTTTGAATGCACACTTCTTCCCTGATAAAGTGAAGGCCTGACATATTTTAGTTGCATACACCGGTTTTTCCGGTATGGAATGTATAACCTGTATAGGTTTTTTGTTCTGACATTCAATTTTTCTTTTTCTCATTTTATCTATTATACACGCCATTTCTTCGGGTGTTTTGTGAGTTATATTCAAATTCTTAGATATACGTAAGCAATCTTCATAGTTTTGAACATTCGATTGATGTTTTTTAGTGAGTACATTTTTAGTATCACTAAAATTTGTTTGAATGGTACACGTTCGGAAATATTGAGACATTTTTACTTATCTTTTTTATAAATAAAAATAACTTAGGTTAAAAAATAGAACACAATATATGGTAGTATGTATATCAAGTGGACTAAGGAATGTTATTTGTGTGAATGCCCACTAGAACCTTGTGTTCACACACGCAGCTCCGAAGAACGTATCATCGTACGAAAATATAGAAAATTACGTCCGATTTTTATATTTAATAACGAAGAGTATTATAAATTTATAAATACGACATTGAAACGTGTTTGTTATGCGTGTCATCTCAATTCATATAAAATTGACCCCGTGAAATTACGTGCTCGTGAATGTGGTCGTACAAAAAATATTTGTTCAAGACCGAAATCAAAATCAAGGGAAGAAATACTGTTCTGGTTTGACGGGTTAAAAAGATACTTAAGTAAGAACCACGATGATTAAAAAATATATAAAATGGGTGAAAGTATCCAAAAACTTACACACGTGGAACATATACTGAAACGTCCGGATTCGTACGTCGGTCCAGTTTCACGTGTTGGTGAACCATACTGGATTCACGAAAATGGTACGTTTGAAAAGAAAATGGTTGTTTATTCGCCAGCACTTTTAAAAATATTCGATGAAATATTGGTAAATGCGATCGATCGTAATTCCATGTATCCAAAAAATGTAACGTCACTGAGTGTTTCAATCGACAAAACGAGTGGTGAAATAACGATTGAAAATAACGGCCCACTCGGTGGTATCGCTATTAAAATGCACGAAAAGGAAGATATATGGAATCCCGAATTAACGTTTGGTCATTTACTTACGAGTACGAACTATGACGATACACAGGAACGGGTTGTTGGTGGTCGTAACGGCTACGGCGCGAAACTTACGAATGTTTATTCGACAAAGTTTTCTATAAAGATAAAAGATGGTGAAAACAAGAGTGTATATACACAGGAATGGAGTGATAATATGAAAAAATGTCGACCGCCCAAAATAAAAAAGTATGCTGGAACGACATCGAGTGT